ATCATGTCTGCTGCGCCTGTCATACGCAAACTAATGTTTGGCATTGGGGGCTGCTGCGGCTGTGGCTTGATTACAACTAAGTTAGGGTCTAAGCCTGCTAACGTCGTGATCTCCTTAATAACCGGCTCGATATTAATCCAGCCTGACTTAGCATACATGTTAAGGTATTTATTAAGTCTTTCTAGACGCTGGTTAGCATCAAGAATAACCGTTGAATCCGGTAGAATGCTGTATACTAAGTGCTCTGAAATCCCAGGGTCGAAACCTTTGCCAAACGTCTGAGGATCTTCGTAAAGGCAGAGTAACCCACCTAGAACCTGCGCAATCTCAGCTACGAAGCTTGCAACTTTGGCCCGCTCTCTCGTGACTCGGGTATCAAAGTTCTCCTGAATATTGCTGGACTCGCCTTTAGTCTCTACGTCCCCGCCCTCACCAAGCTGGTTAGTTCCAATAGTCCATAACTCCTGTGCGTCTCGCTTAGCGATTTTATCGAACTCGAAGTTCTCCTGCGAGATATTAGGCGGCTGAATCGTTCCAATAACCCTCGAGCCTTCTCCCTGCACGGGTAATGCATGCTGCCAAACACCACGCATCAATGCACTCTGAATAGCAGGGTCCACACGGTTAACGTCGAACCAAGTGAATGGTGCGTTACGTGCTCGCTGCTTATTCATGTGGGTTCTGCCTTTGTTAATCTCGTTTATCTGAGATCTAGCAATAGCAGAGTCCGACGGTGGAATATCCTCATCTGTAATATACGTAAGGGTTAACACGCGTAGCGGGCGCTTAGTGCAGCCTATTACTGCTCCAGTCTGGGGATTAACCTCCTGACCATTCCAAGGCTCGTCGATTACCGGCTCTGTTCTACCATGTAGAAAAACTAAATGCCGAATACTAGTAAACGATGTAGCATCCGCGTCATACTGATACGAGTTATAAAAGATCTCGTCAAATCCTACCTTACCATCCTCAGCTAGATGCGCTCGGTCGTATTCGTGCGCAAGTAAATCTTCGGTGGTTCGCTGATCTACAAGAACTGCTTTTTTATCCTCTTCAGTTAACTGGAAGCGGGACTTAGCCTCTTCCCATGTCAAGCGACCGCTGTAGCCAATCCACGGAGCATTATCGAAGTCTGACCCGGTGAAATCAATCGGCCATAAAAAGTCTGCCGGGGAAATACGTCGGATAATATACCGCGTGTCTACCGGCTGTGGAATCTCGGCCATAGGGATTGGATTCCCCATAACTGTTCCGTGCTGCAACGCTTCCATCTGAAGCTGTTGCGGTAATACGCTGACATCTACCTTAGGAATAACTTTGTTCTTGGTTAGAACTTCGTGAGCAACAAGAACGGCTCCGAACCCTGCGGCGTTTACGCAGTCTGGAATAACCTCTTCCATCGCTGCTTCAATACCCGCTTTAACAAGGGTATCATTAAGCTTACGTTCATATGCAGCTAACCACTCACCGGCTTGCAGTGACTCCGGCATGTGCGCGATATGCACCTTTGGAACCTGAGAGAATAGCGACGCTTGTTTTACCTTTGTAAAGCTCCAGTCTAAGTTAACAGCGATACTGTCGTCATCCGGCTGAGACATAAACGTCTTGCCTCGACGGTAATCAATATTGACTAACCAGTTTCTAATAAGCTTCTTTCTGTAGATTTTGCAGAGGCTGATTCTCTGCTGGAATTCTGCCCAACGCTTACGATCACGGGCGTTCCCGGAGTCCTCTTGCCCTTTTACGGACTGAATACTCTCTGGCTGCTGCTGATCGTTTACTGCCGGTTCTGTTGGGTTTGTATTTGCTGGAAACATTCTTTATCCTTAATAATTACTTCTGGGTTGTTCCTTTGGACGCATCCATTTAGGAATCCTATACATTGTCTCGATGCTTCTACGCTCTAACGCTCCCGAGCTAATTAAGAAATACGCCAACGCAATAACCGCGTGATCATTCTTACTATCCGCCATCCTTAACGGGTGTTTAGGATCAAAACGCATTTGAGGAATAGTTTTAATAAGGTAGGGACAGCCCATACTGGGACCGTTCTTATCAAGAATCTGAAGCTTAGGAAGCAGCACCGGAGTGCCATCCTCATTAACACCGCCTTGAACTTCTTCCTGCAAAGCTGTATGAACTGCATGCGCATAATGTTCTCGGTTATTTATGCTAGGTTCCATCGGGACTCCGTTGTCCTCGAATATATCCTTTATGCTTCTTACATCCGCAGCGGTTTTAATATCCATTGTAGGATCACAGTAAGTCATTGCAACACGCATGCCTTCTGATTCTGCGAGGATATCTTTAGCTAGATCCGGAGCTACTGTTTTATACCAAAGCTTTTCCTTGAATGCTACGTATCGATTACCAATATGTGCGATCCATAAGCAGTAAGCAGGATCGGGGAAGAAGCCTAAGTCGAACGAACGATAAATCTTAACGTTTGGGTGTTGATACCACATGTTATTTAGGTAGAAGATTCAGAATATACTTTTTTTCTTCTGGGAGTAAAACGATGGTTTCGGTGGTTTGTGCGAGCTTATTCCTTAACGCTGTTGCCACACCAGAACTGGGAATCCAGTAATCATATCTATTAGGTCTAGCTGGATTGGCATCTAGAAACGCTTTAGCCTGCGTGTGAAGAATCGGGTTTCTTGCGATACCGTTTCCTCTACGATCCGAGAAAGGCATAAAACCTACGATGAGGAAGTGTCTAAGCCACGTATCATAAAGTGGCATAACCTCCATCGTCTGAGCGATGCTACCCTGCCCGTTGAAGTCATCGAAGCGCGGAGTAAGAAACATAGGATTACCATAGTTACTTACAGTGAGTATCGCTGAATCCATTCGGATTTCAAACTGATGAAGATCTTCGTTTGGTAAGCGATACGCTTGAATCGAAGGCCATACTCTGTTTGTAATCCAATCTGGCTTACTTAACGGCCAACCTAGGTTATCCAGATACGCTATAATCGGTTTCTCTGGCATGGTCATGGCTACGTTAACGTTTTTGTGTAGCTCGTCTAACGTGGCTCCTGAAACCCACCAAGCAATTGTCTGATTCAAATTAATAGGGTCTACGTTGGGATTCCCCAGACCGATAATCATTGGGTAGCCTAGATTGCGAATCCTGTTTAACTCTGGGTTTGGATCCGCGGCATCCGTTGTGACAGTGATTGCGTTACCTGTGAATTCGCTAAGCGGGGTATCTCCGTATTTATCCGAGTGACTGAAGAACGGGCTGATCCAGGTTTTTCTTGGAAGCGGCTTAATGTCTACAGGCTGTATGTTGGGAACAAGTGGAACTCTCGGTAAGCTGCGGTTTAGCGGACTGAAGAACACATCTGTTGGCGCTTCTCCGTTGGTAATCGACCATGCGATCATTACTTCATTATTAACTAACTTAGCATCATGATTATAAAACGTAGGGGTTGTGCCAAGGATGTAACCGTCGGCGGCTCCATCTAGCTGGGCGATAAACCCTGTGGTTTCCGACCAGTAAACCAACCAATCCCCATCGGATGCTGGAACGAGAATAACACCCATTGCATCAGGACAAGCAGGTTTGGGAACGGGTCTGCCGTAAGCTCCGTGCTTCCAGATAACCTGTTGTTTACCTAAAACTTGAACGTCGTATGGTTCGATGTTTGGGATATCCGTTACGGTCCCGTCTGGGTCTACGAGTCTAAGCCCTGTGCCGACCTGTCTGTTGGGGATATACGCAATACTACCGTTTGGACCTACTGCTCGAACCCCGCAGGTTCCAGCTATGGATAACTCTGATAGAAGCTGTCCCGTGAGACGTAGGGTAAGATCCCCGAATACTCCTCTGCTGGGATGCCATGCAACATATGCATTGCCATTCGCTGCGAAGTCATTTGCAGCTACGCCGAAGAACTGTGCTGGTTCCGGGTTGCCGGGAAACCATACGCCTAGCTCACCTTTTTGCGGATCGGGTCGCGGCACTTGCAGTAACACGAGGTTATCATTAAGCCAAGTGCCCCCGCCGAAGGTTGCAAACGGGAACGGCTTTTTATTTACCGAACCTTGCGAACCGCCACCCCCGGCAAGTATGTCTCCCTTGTAATTAAGTATAGGCATTAAAACCACATATCGCTGAATACTACAGGTTTGTTCCCGACTACCGGCATCTCCTTGATTACGTGGTAGGGATTACCGTTACGAGTAGGGCTGAAGTCGAATAGCTGGTTCTCTAAGGCGAACTCACCTTCTAACCAAGCTTTCTTAAGATACGCAGGCATGCCAGCGAATCTCTTTTTGTAATCCTCGATGTCGATATGTAAGTTATCTTCCATCTGGATCTTAACTGAGTCCCAATCCTCAGGATTGTAATCCGGGTCATCCTCTGGCTCTACGTCTTTATTAACGAAGTAAGAGAATACCTCTGCGGCTGAAGGCCCAAGGGGGTTCGTTGCTGCCCGAACAACGCCCGTAACCCCCATTTCTTTCAACTTGCCGCCGATACGAACTGAGGCGCAAAGCTTAACGAAGAAGTCCCACGGGATGGTGGTTAACTCGTCGAAGTATGCGGCAATAAACTCGGCAGACAGTAAGTTAAGTGAGTCGGCTTCTGTGGCTACGTGAGAGAAGAACAACTTCGAGCCGTTAGGGTAATACGCTATGTGCTCTGATTTGTTGTAATCCCCTTCTAGCATCTTCATCTCGGATGCGATATGGATTAAGTGTGAGCGGAGTAATTCCGGGTAAGTTCTACGAACTAAAATCAGATTGGAGTTTGGAACGCTTAACGCTCGCATGTGTCCATCAAACCGTAGTAAGTGGGATTTGCCTCCACCTCGGTTTCCCCAAGCCAGTAGATTCTTCTTCGTGCTCTGGTGGAACTTCAGGTGTTTATCGGAGGTAGGCTCATACATTACATGAGGTTTACCGTCTGGAAGAGTTATTATTAGCTTCCCTTCTCCAGTTGATTCTGACTGCGCTACGCGATTTGTTT